AAGCATCCTGAGTATCTTTAATCTGCTTAGCGGCAAGCTTGGCAGCAGCCTTCTCATCAGCAAGTCTTTCGACTTCTTCAGGAGTTAGCTTCTGATCAGGATTGGCTTCAATCTGAGCCCTCAGCTTAGCAATTTCAGCTTCAGCCTCACGAGCCTTTGCAGTGGCAGCATCAATACGGCGCTGCATGCGATCTTGCTTGCGCTGAGCCTTAGCAGCAATCTTTTCCTTAGCTTCGCGCTCTTTCTTTTGTTCTTCTGTCTCTTTCTCGCCTTTCTTTACTTCACCTTCCTCCTCATCTTCTCCTTCGTCTTCTTCATCCTCTCCTTCTTCGTCCTCCTCTCCCTCTCCCTCTTCCTCGCCTTCTTCAGCCTCATCACCTTCAGCAGCAGGAGCTTCCTTCTTTTCAGTAACAGAGACAGTATTGTTTTTCATAAGGTCAGCACGCTGCTTATTGCGCAACTCAGCAGCAGAGGAGCCGCCTTCATCATCAGCATCACGAAGCATTAGAGAGATAAGACTATAACCGTTCATTAGATGCTTAAGCATTAATCAAATTCCCTATTTTCTAACTTATTGGCTATTTCTACCAATAGCTTCATGTCATCTTCATTAGATATGTTTAAGTTTGAAATTAGCCTGATCACTACATTTCTATTATGTTGCCGCCTTTGAACTCGAATTATTTTATCTAACTCTTCTTGGGTTATCGGTTCAAGTTGATCTTTTCCAACATCGTAATACTTAGGAAATTCCATTTTGTTTCTTTCTAATTTCTTCTTTCACTGCATTTTTAAGTTTTACGAATTCAAGATTAGCATCAGGAAAATTCATTTTTTCAAATTTAGGATGTTTGCGAGCTTTTTCCCGCTTAGCTTCAGCCTCCTCTAAGTGACGTCCCAATAAACCTAATGCCCACAAATCAAGCGAGCTTAGAGGCTTCCCGTTGTAAATATATTCTTCAGCCATGTCAGCAAATTTTCTTTAAAGCTGCCATATTTTCTTTGGCTATGGCCTTAGCGGCCTTCAAGCGAGCCTTGTCGTTTTCAATCTCTCTAGCGCGCTGCAAAGTGCTGAGGTCATCCGCAGCACGCCATTTCTGATCCTCTTTAGGATAAGAAGCAGTGTCGCTAACAATCTTAACCGGAACCGGTTTAGCTTTAGTAGCCTTGCTGGCACCTAATTTCTCAACGGGCAAACCTTTGGACTTCTTAACCATCACAAGTTTCCATATCTAGAGTTGACAAACCAAATTGCAAACATAATCCATGAACAGCAACTCAAAACACCTAGAGCTATTAAAAGATTATCGTGAAGTCCTGTGCCTGCTAAAAGCAAGCAAATAGAAGCTAGCAATACCGCAAAGGTGATCGCTAAGCCTCTGACACTCACAAATCACCTTTTAGAACTAAAATTAAAATCAGGCTTAGCAGTATTCACAATCACAGGCTTAGGCTTTTCTTGGTCAGACTTATATAGCACAGTATTCTCGAATTCCGGCAAATCACCTGCGGTCTTAGCCATCATATCCAGATCAGGATCATTCACCCTCTCCATGATGGCATTGTAAATAACATCCTTCTGCTCAGGAGGAGTGGTGTCACGGCTCATGATCTCAATCAGAGCATGAACAGCAGCAGGAATGAACTTCTCCAGGTGACGACGCGCAAAGCTTCTAGGTGACTTGTAATTAAGAAGATTGATTTTCTTACCTTGAAGTTGAATGACAGTCATCCCGCTAGAGCGCGCAGCGTCATAAAAGACACCTGCCATTTCACCAGCTGTCTTTTCTACGATAACGTCTGAAGGGTCTTTAAATTTTTTAGATATGCTGGTCATTTGTCATTTTCCACAAACATATAGCCAGTCTTTTTCATATCCTAATCCTAAGCCTTTGACATTAAACCATTTTTCTTGATAATTCTTACCAATCATTCTTCTAGCGACTTCCACATGCTCAGGAAAATCACCTTCTTTATCGACTGGCAAATCAACATGGCGTCTAAATCCTGTATCGTTATAGCTCATTTCTTTTTCTTCTTTTTCTTTTCACCTTTGACACTGTAAGCAATAGCAACGGCTTGTTTGACAGGCTTTCCTTCGTGAACCAATTTTTCCACGTTGTCTTTGAAAGCCTTTTTAGACTTACCTTTATTCAGCGGCATTTTCAACTACCTCTTGTGTGGGCTCAGGAAGCTCTATAGGCGTTCCACCTTCATTGATACCAGGAAGCGCCTCGCCATTCAAAGGCTCATCCTCAACAAGCTCAGCACCGTTCTGAAGTGCTTCTATGACCGTCTGCTTAATAAGCGGCTGTATCTGCTCAATCGAGAAGGCAGGACCAGAGTTACCCAAGGCAGTGATGCGACGGCTCAATGCATCAAAGTCGTCTCTGACTTCCTTCAGTGCCTTCATGGTCATTTCATCGCTAGTGGCTCGCTCCTTAAGCTCTATCTCGCGAGCCTTAAGAGCAAATTCAGTCTCTCTATCTTCAACCTTCTTAACCATCTCCTGCAATTGACCCTGCAACAACTGGATATGATCAGCAGCCTTATTCATGGTCTCTTCAATGGCAGGATCGATGCCGTCACCAGTAATGTTCTTCGGAATGATCTTGCGCCAACGCTGAGCCAGAACCTGAGCCTCAGGGAAGTCCGCAACCTTCCACAAGATATCACCAGCAACACCCATAAACTCTTTATTCTGAGCAGCAATCTGCGTTAAGGCGTTAAACGCTTCCTGCCTTCTAGTGGCAAACGAAGGGCCAGTATCAGACTGCACATCATAGGTACCCACACCAGGATTGAAGATAATCTGAGCGATTTCCTGAGTGTTGTCAGTTTGTGGGTTTTCCTGTCCTACCTTTTCCATAGGCTTAGGCGCGCTAGGATCAATCTTGACATCCATAACCGAACCATCACGAGCCTCAATTCTGATAACCCGCTCGGTATCGTAAACCTTAGGAATTAAGTCGATTAAGATTTTTCCAGTGAAACGAATTGCAATAGCCTGATTGTCAATGAAATGATAAGTTGCCCTGTCACCTTGTCTCTGACGCGCATTGATGGCTACGCCAGATTTAGCATTCTCGTTTTCACCCATTTGTGCCTGATACTGACCAGACACCATCATCATTTCTTCTTGAGCAATCTTCATTTGCTCAACATAAGCCTGCGACGCGACAGGCCCTTGCATGCGCTGAGGAGCAGGTATCGGCTGACCCTGCTCATTCAAACCATTGTACGGAAGCACAGATAGGTTATCGATATTCGCTCTAGCGTAAATATCCTCAAAGCCTTCGATTGCTTCAACAGGAGCTGTGATAGGTGATTTAGTCTGCAATGCTCCAAATTCAACATTGGCAGATGAATTGATATTATAGATGCGCTGAGGATCAAGCAAAGCGCGAGTGTGCCCCTTGCAATCCCAAATACCATCAATGATTGTTTCAGTACCAATCAAGCGAACAATAGGAATGTATTTCCCAAGCCAAGGCTGACGATCAATGATCTTGTTACCGGCAATTTTGATAACTTCGATGTCATCGCTTACGGTTTCACGTTCGCGATAAGTGCGCTCAGCAAGCGGAATGTTTCCTTCGCGCTTCTTAATTTCCTGGAAGATATCTTTACCTTCCTTAGGAAGCTCGCTCCACTTGGAAATTATCTGTTCGCCAGTCTCAGGAAGAATGAAAGCAACTAACTTATCTTCCTTCTGAGTTTTCCTAAAATACTCAGCGACGCGAACAGTGTTTTGCTGTATCCAGCCGTAGCTATCTGTATTAAATCCTAGCGTAGCATTGCCAACATCTTTAAACTTGGGATAAGAAGCCTCGTACAAATCCCTTGGCATGTCTTCAAAGATAAAGCCAAAGCGAGCGTCTGAGCCGTCAACTTCATTAATAAATGGGTCTAAATAAACTGATCTAGGGTCTTTGACGCGCCTAATGTAAACTTCTTTATCAAAGCTATCGTCTGCAATAGGTTCAATAACTACGCGCCAATAACCCCATCCAGCGTTCACTTGAAATTGAGCGGCATAGTCATAAACATTTTCAGCATTTGAAATATATTCAATATGCCGAACAACTTCCTGAAATACTTGAGCCGCCTCAAACGAAGCATCGCCACCGACAGGACGGATAGTCACTCCAGGCTTATTCTGCTTTCCATCATTGATGATTTGCAGATTGTGTTGCTGAGTTTTGTTAATGGTCAAACATGGGCGCTGATTGGTTTGGCGATCACCAATCACCCACTTGTCCCACTGATACATATTATTGCTATCGCCATTGGCGAATTTATAATCGTACTCGAAATAGGTTCTAGCCTGAGCTTCCCAATCCTCACAAATGCGAAAGCGCTTCTTCGCTTCAATAAGGATTTCTGTCTCTTCGTCAATGAATGAGGTAGACCAAGCCATTATTTATTTTCCAAATACAACAGTAGCAATGAACTGACGAGCATGTCTACAGCGCCCCCATCCAGCCCCTAGGCTGATTTCTATTAAATTTATTAGGTGGAGGACCACCAATTTTCTTTTTAGTATCAGTTTCAGTTTTCAATGATAGCGCAAATGTCTGGAAAGCGTCAGCACCGTGCGACCACGGAGTATCGTGATCAGGTTCACGCGAAAAGCTGCCTGTTTCCTCATTCACCTTATACGCATATCTCGACAAACATTGCCAGCCATCAGCAGTGTTCTTTTCATCAAAATTGCAAAGCTCGAAAATCGTGCGCGCCGCATTGATACCAACAGCTTTCTTGGAAGGCCTTTGAACCACGATAACTTTAGCGTTCGGAAAAGCTTTCCTGGTCATGCTCGAAATTGAGCGAGCCGCCAAAGTCTCATTGTCAGCATCATGAGGCTGATAGATCACACTATAATTGTAAGGCTTGCTCTGCATGATTTCAAAATAGTGCGGAGCCTTCTTAAGCCTGTTCTCATAGTAGTCTATGATATTGTATTCCATCCCCGCGCGCTGAATAAACCAAATAGCTGTCTTATCGGAATGTCCTAAGTCCCATGCTGTGATCACAGGCTTAGAAGGATCATGCGGGACGTGACACCTGCGACCATCTTGTAAAGTTTTTAAAATCTCATCAGCATAGATCGCACCGTCAAGTGTCTGCTTCGTGTTGCCTTCCCACACTTCAAGGTATTTGGTGTAGTTGCCAGCTTTAAGAAGATTAGCTTCACGTCGCAAATCTGGCGGAAACCATTTGTTGTCAGTGTAATTCATTTTGACAACGTAAGCGTAGCGCTCTGTCTCTCCTGTCTGCTCATTCTTTATGAAGTCGGGAGCATATGTTTCTTTGTTCAGGACGAAACGCTTATAGGTCTCATCGTCATCCAGTTCAGGATTGAACGTCATCCACACTTCAGGCCCCATGCGGAACGGACCACCCATGCCGTTAGGATCACTCTCATGCTTACCACGAATTGTGGGCATGAGCTTGTCCCAAGACGTTGCAGAAACGTTGTTCGCTTCTTCAACCCAAGCAATATCGATCTTAGACAAAGACTTGATTGAATTGATTTTGTAGCGGAGACCGGAGAAGATGAACCTAGAGCCTGTCCGAGTACAAGTGATTGACTTGTCCTTAATGTCGAATTCAGCAGCTAAACCCATATTGTTGATATTGGCTTCTATGGTCTCCTTGACACTTTCTTCAATCGAATTCTGGATTTCGCGCAAGCATAATATACGCAACTTTAGCTTCATTGCGAGAATGATTAGCGCTATAGATACGTTTTCAGTTTTGCCACCACCGCGACCACCATAAATGATTTTTAGTCGCGCTGGTTCAAAAAGAAAACTTAGTCGCTCCGGGAATTCGATTTCCATTGTATTATTGTTGATAGCCCCAAGCATTTACGGCAGTAGCGCCACCTGTGCCAGCTGCTGCTGAAGTAATCACTATTGTGGCGTTAGTTGTGCTAGCTGGAATACATGGTGAAAATGTCTGGTTGAGTGACGCCACAGCAGGAGCAAGCCCAACACCTTGAACATAAGTCATAGTTCCTGTGACCACACCAGCTACAGTAGCGTTTCCAGCTAATCCTGATGCGGCGTCAGAAGTTATGGAAAATCCACAAATGTAGGTAGTTTTGCCAGCACCACCAGCAGCCAATGTGGCTACTGTGGCTGCTGTAGTGCCTGTTGCCGATGCTGTGATAGCTGTCGCACCAGTGGGATATGATCCAACCGTAACAGCACCGCTAACAGTCTGAGTGCCGCTATTCGTGACAGGTAGCGGAGTAGATGTGCCCACACCAATACAATTCGGGATGCCCTGAGTAGTCTGACCTTTATCACTATAGCAGGGATTGCGCGAAGTCTGAGCCTCAGCAAATCCAGTGAAGCTAGCTAAGAATATAAATGCGAATAAAATCTTTTTCATACAACACCTTAAAAAGGTGCCGCTCCTTTTTAGGGGAGCGGCTAGTCTAGGGAGGAAGTTTAAGCCGAAGTAAACCTGATCCACAAACCATCTTTGAAACAGATAAAGATGGCCGCTGTCACAGCCGCCAAGTCGCTACTAGCAGCAGCGGCAAGAGCACCAGTTTTGATAGTGTCCGTACCCCTGCCGAAGATGCGTAGGCTGTCAGCAGCATCAGAGTTCAACACTCCGATACGAACACCAGCCTTCGCAGGAGGCAATGTGACACTGTCAGTAGCAGTCACCACGGCAGTAACTTCATTATAAGCGGAGTCCAGCTTAAATGAAGTTGCAGCAGTACCACTCGCAGTGGCAGTGATAGCACCTCTAAAAGAGGTGAGTGTGTCAGTCACAGCGTTAGCCCAATCACCAGGAAGAAGCTGGCGACTAGAAATAAAGCGCTGTGCCAAAGTGCCAAATGCAGGTAAAGGCATGATCTGTAATCCTTTCTATGTTTTCAAGATTACAG